CTCAACAGCGAGCCCACTCGTCATGGTCCTTCCGGATCAAAAGGGTATGCCGCTGTCAATCAGGCGATAGCTAAGACAGTAGATGTCATTTCTCCTCCACTCTTCTCCTCTCTCTATCCATAGCTTAGTTCCCACCTTTTTTGGTGGTTCCGACATTGTTGTAGTGTTCAACGATTATCTGACTGTTGCACCGCAAAACGTGAGTTATGTTAATTCATTGCACGGCGGGGAGACCCACCGGTGTGACATGAACAATCTGCGCATGACCAAAGCGTAAAATTTATGAACACACAAACAACGATGTCGACTCATCTTATAGTCGCCAGCTATATGGCACAAGACATGTATTTTGTCCGATTGTGGAGGTACCACACGTTTGCACGTAATGCACGTAGGCCGCGACAAGGCCGCCGCCCTGTGTTTACACGGGGCACAAACTCAATAGCATCATGAAAGTTACAATTTATCAAACTAGGATGCAATGGGGCAATTCCGCAGCACCAGGTCAGGGTACGACCAAGATCAAAGCGGAATCCTGGGGACGCGAGCTAGTCACTCGTGAATCCTCCATGTCACCTCGGAAAGTGGCATCGACAAAATGGGCAACATATCCACAGACCACGTGTTTACCGCCGGCACGTGCATCTGGAAGCGAGGCGAAGCACGCCACTCCTCGAGAGTGGCGTGACCTTCAGCAGCTGCAAGCCAGCTGCCAACGACGTCGTACATCAAAGTATTACGAGCCACATAGGGATCAGCCAGGGTGGGCGCTAGTCAAGCGTCACCCCAGGCAGGTGCGCCGATGGCGGAAGGTGCGAAACTATTCGCACAATCAGCATCGGCACAGGACTCCCTCGTCCAAAAAGCCAGTCCGCAGAGTACCTGCACAGCGTTATTCATCGCATATCGCGTTGCAAATTGATTCGTCAGACAAGTCTGGTCATGACGACAAATTGCGACGTAAACGCGATAGGAGACAACTTGAACTACACCTTAAATCGGAGGAGACTCGGAGGCGTAAAGTTGTTAACAAACGCAAAACGCGGTATGGCAAAAACTCATCAACCAATGGTTTCTTCATTAAATCGCACACCACAAGTGAAGCAACCCCGTACTCTCGTCCAACGACGCAGTACGCTGGGATACGAATTGGTGGGGCCAAACACCCTGGGCCTCAAATGATGAGCGAGGTTGACATTGCCGACAAATGCACTAGGAAAGTCTACAACCTAGAGAGCAGGTCAGGCAGTTCCTCAAAGGGTACAGGTAGCAACAACAGCATTGGATTGGATGAAGTGGGACGTCCAGTGACTGATGCCGAAACTCATGCACATAGGTTCAGCAAAGGGACCGCCAGACCGAAAAATGCTAGTAATGGCATAATATTCGGTGAAGCGGAACATCCTGGACCCACCTACACCTACTGCTCCAACGAGGGTAAGTGCGGGTACCAAGGTGCCCACTACCATCTAAAGCCTGCCCAAAAGAAGAGCGAGGGAGGTAAAAAGAAAGATGGTGGTGACAAAAGTGACGGCAAGAAGTCCCCGAAGAAATTCGGGGCAGAGAAGCGCATAGCCATCAAGAAGAACACGTTGGCTAAAACGCAAGGTTGTACCAAATGTAAGTACGGGATGGTGTGCAAGTTTTTCGACGATCACTACCATCCTGAAAGAGACGATCGGGAAGCCAAAGGCAGGCGCGGTAACAGAGAAAACCGCGCACGCCAGGTCGTTGCCGAGGCAGTGGCCAACGAACTCGAACAGGCGGCCGGACAGCAGGACGCCTTGTTGCAAGCACTTGCTGCCAATGCAGTACAAGACGCGGTTGAACAGAAAGGTCAAGAACCCCCACAAGCATTACCGGCGCAAGCCGAGAACAAAGTTAACAATGTAGGGGGTGATGCCAATCCAGGCGACGGCGGTGGTGGCGGTGTTTCAGAGGACGAGGACGATGGTGCCGACGAGGCGGCAGCCTTTCATGCTTACCTTGCAGAGGTTAAGCAGGAGGAGGTTGTCAAGAAGGCGGCACAGGAGGCCGAAAACACCCGCCGCATACGTGAGCGCATCAGATCAACTGTCAGAGCACATATGATCAATAGCGATTACTCACAAGCGGCGGATAGGCGAACCGCATTTGCAAAAGCTTACAACATCGCGACAGCCGAGAACTTATCGGCAACATGCGAAGATGTTAGTGGATTCGTGAATGACACTATTCGGCAGGCGATGGCCGAGAGCGTCGATGATTCACATGATTTGTGGGGAGCCGCACAAGGCGCCAATATCAGCTGGTTTGACAACGTCAAATATTGCTGGCAACTGAGTTTCGGATTACCAGGTCTCTTCCCTGTTCTCGCGACACAGCAGCCAGCATGGTACCGGCATTTTGGCTACCAAATGGTTCCGAGTGGGAATCAATTGCTCACAGCGAGGGCGATCAACTGCGCTGTGACCCTGGTCAAGGCATCAGGTGAGGAGTGGTTAAAGAGAGGATTGAATTCTGCCTTGACTACGTATTTCCTAGGCCCATTGCTCCCAGCTGCTGTGCTACCTATCGCCTCAATGGTATTTAGTAGTGCATTGGTGGCAGGGACTGAGGCGAAGTCAAGAGGAGACTTCCTCATCAGGACAGCCGCACACTTCTTCTTTGCAGATTGTGTGCCAAGGTCTTTAAGACAGTATGTCACTGGCGCATCCTTTGACACGCAGATATACAGCAGATGGGACATCCT